CCCATGCCGCCAAGCGTTGATGTAATGCCAGATACCATGCGCTGCACGACAAGCACCCGATAGAGTTCAGCAATGACGCTCTTTGCCATATCCTTGAACGCTTCCTTGGTTGATTTCGTGCCATCGAAGATGGACATGAAGCCATCTTCCATGCTTTTCGAAATAGTATTGCCAAGGTCTTTCATGCGCTGCGCAGCTTCTTCAGCCGCACCAGCCAAGCCACCACCGCCTTCGCCTGCCGCCTCTGCGGCTTGCTCAAAATAACTGCGGATGTCGATTGACTGAATATTGCCCAATTCTGTGCGCAATGTCTCAAGTGCCTGATTTGGCTGATCTAGCGCATCCTGAAGCCCTTGCGCCTCATTCTGCAACACCACCAATTCATCAGTGGTTGCGCCAAGCGCATCAGTCATGCCGCTCAACACTTCTTCGCCAAAGTCAGTTCTCAGGTTCAAGCTGAACGCCTCGTTAAGCGCCTGATTGACCGAATTAAGGCCACCGACAACCTCACTGACCACGGCAATCATTGCCATCTGGAACTGGAATTGCACTTCATTGGCGAACTGCTGGAAGCTGTTGCCCATCAGCCTCAATCGCGTGCCAATGCGGGTCAAAGCCTCACGCACAATCGCAGGCAAGTGCGAAAGCACTACGCCCGCCATATTTGCGCCATTTAGGATTGCATTGAAGCCATCAACAATCAAACCACCGACAAAGCGGAATGCACTGCCGACCGCATCAAGTGCTGGACGGATCGCGTCAAGCAGCGGGGCCATGTCTGTCGCAAACTTCTGGAAGTTAAACGAGAAATCAGACGCAGCGCCATTTGCCATCAAGATGCCAGCGCCCACACCAGCCACAGCACCCGCAATCATACCAAGCGGGCCAAACAAACTCAGGATTTGCGGGCCTTGCATGGAGAAGATACGCATCGCGTCTGTCCCCATGCTAGCCTGCACGGCAACGTCCTGCACCTGTAGACCAAGCAAGCCAAACCCGCGTGTCATGCGGCCAAGGCCACCCATTTGGGAACGCATTGCGCGTGTGCTGCGGGTCATGGTGCGGTCGATTTGCTGAAGCTGACCTTGCACCTTCTTCATCTCAGGAACAGCATTCCCGACCGCGTTCATTTCAAACGTAAGTCTTTCAACGGCCATTTTTTTCGCGTTCCTCTAAGATGCTAAAATATGCGACCCATTCATTATACTCTGAAAGCGTGATTTCCTCAATCTCTGCAATAGTCTTGCCCAGATGGGATGCCAATGCGATCAGGTTAAACCTGAATGGATCGCCCTTTAGTTTTTTTCATGTTCCTCGACATCAGTGGCGTTGAACGCTTTGCCAAACACAGAGGCAATCACGTTAATAGGCTCACCCATCAGGATTGGCTTATCTTCTAGCGTGAAGGCTGGATCGCCATTCTCATCTTCGCATTTGATGATTAGCATATCCACCATTGCGCCCATCGTGGCGTTGGTCAGAAAGTTTGGATGCTTGCGCTGTATCTTTTCGATGTCACGGGCGGTCACTGGAGTAAAGTAAAGGCGAAGAGGATCATCCCCTTCGCCCCACTCTGGAACTTCGACCACCTCGCGGGCTTGATCTGCGCGTTTAGCCGCAATCCGCTTGGCAATGCTCATTTTGGTTCCTCATTGGTTCAGGTTAAACAGTTGTCTCGCTTAAAGCACCGCTACCTTGCACCGAAATGGACATTTCGACAAGCCCATCATATGAAGAATTGATTGTGCGACCAGTTACAATGGCTGTGCCAGTGTAGTAGGTGTCACCAGATGTATCGCCTTCAGGATACAGGTTCAGTGTGACCTCTGCGCCGATGGTCAATGCGCCCTGACCAGTCGTATCAGTCTCATCCCACAGCACATCAATAGTGCCAGTGTATGTGGTCAAGGAAGACTTATATGTGCGCGCGGTGTCGCCCATTGTGGTGTCTTCAAGCGTGTCTGCGCTTTGCTCAATCGAGAAAGAGCGGATTTCAGCGATAGCGTTGGAACCAACCTTGACAGTCCCTTCGCTTCCAGTATGCGTTGCCATGATCGGGCCTCCTATCTGGCGGTTTCAACGTCCCCGATAGTCGTAACATATCGGATGGTATAAGTTAAGCGGGCCACACCAACTGGCTTTTCGGCCTCGCCATCGAAGTCGATCTCAGTGCTAGTCAGGACAGTATCCTTGACCAACCCATTGAGGTTGTAATCAGCCGCAATGGTTTCTTCGATCTGCACACACAATGCGTCAATATCGTCATCGAATGTGTCTGTTACTCTAACATAAGCATCCACATTAAGCGATATATCACGCGCAAGAGTGCGTGTTCCCATAGTCTGAAGCCCAGATACCTCAGAACCAGTGTAAACGGCCACAGCAGGCAACTGTGGGCCTGTCAGGGGGTAAATGCGTGAAGCATATACGCGGCCTGATACAAGTGTCACGCCACTGTTGAGGATGCTTTCAACGCGATCCCTGATTTGCTTGCGAACATGAGCCATTATTGACGCTCCAGTTGCACAGTGGTCACGCCAGTGCCATCATGTATCCAAGCCTTAACTTTATAAGTCACAGCATTGATAACCATCGTTTGGTCTTGGGCAATGCTAGGCACATCGGTCGTGCGACAAGTCAGCCGTGGCTGTTCCTCATGCACAGACACAAAGCCACCCGCGTCAACAGGCACAGTCTCATTATCAAAGATGCCATTGATCGTGCCGCCATCGTAGGTCACGGCTACGGCAAAATCATCGACATCCAAGATCAGGGACAGGTCATCTGCAAACGCGATTGCCATTGATTATTCATCCTCTGGCGTGACGATTTCAATATCAGATGTAGTCAAACCAACCGAGCGATTGGTTTTCTTTGGTGCTTTCTTTGATACTGTCTTTGGTGCTTTTGATGGTGCTGTTGACACAGCCTCAGCTAGGCCGCGTTCAATCAGCTTTTCAGCCACGCGCGGCTCAAGATCATGCTCTTCGCCAGTGAACATATTGCCAGTGTGGCCCGTGTAGCACTTGCTCTTGATCTTAACTTTCATAGGAACTCTCCAGTGGGGAAGAAGCGGGGCCGAAGCCCCGCCTCAGTATTATTAGGCAATCGAAACTTCGTCAGTGATTGCGAAGCTTTCTGGGTGACGGAGTGCAACATCAACTTCCTGATGGATGGTGATGCGAACCGAACCAGATTTGTCGTTGCTGTATGGGTTGACCAAGATGGATGGTGCGCCGAACAGACCGACCATCAACTGCGAGAAATCACCGAAGATGAGAGCCGATGCGTCATTGCCGCCATCACCGGGGTCAAGCGTTGTTGGGACGTTGGATGTGAAGCGGGCTTTGTAGCCATACATCTCATCCCAAGGCTGGTTGAGCAAGAACACGCTGTCTGTGCCAGATACACGCGCTGTGGAGGCCAACTTCGCCTTCACTGCTGGGTGCGACAAGAAGCCAGCGGTCATTGGGTTGATGAGGGCGTTGTCCTCTTCGACCAACTTAACCAAGGCAACAATGTCTGCCCATGTCAGGCTGTCAACGTCAGTGCCAGCGGAGATGTCCAAGTTGTTGACAGAGCCGTTGTTCAGGATGCCTGTAGGCTGGCCCGAAGAACCAGAACCATTGATCGCATAGTATTCGATGCGGTCAGCGATAGATGCCAACAGGTCGTTGCGAACAACTTGCTCAATCGCAGGGACGCTTTCCAACATCAGCAGGCGGGACATTTCAACGAATGCACCCAAGGTGCGTGGCTGAAGGGTCACACCAGCATCGGTCTGGCTCTGGTCTGCAACGTCACCGAGTTCTTCAACGAAACCAGCGTTTGCGCCTGCCGAGAACTTAGGCATCTTCACACGATTGGTCAGGCCAGTCATGTAGGTCACGCCCAGATCGGACATTACCTGACGCGCGCGCAGTGCCTCAACAAAGAGGTCGCCACGATGAACTTCAGGAACGAAGTTGTCGGTGACGTTCTCAGTGGAAGATGCACCAGTTGCCGCTGTGGACATAGGGCCAGCGCGGAATGCGAAATCAGGAACGTAGAAGCCCTCAGAAGCCTTCCCAGTGCGGGTGCGGATTTCTTCGTGCATCTCACGCTCAAGACCAGCTTGGCGCCAGTCGCCAGTGATCTGCGCTTGGATCATGCGGCCCAAAGAGTAGTTGCGCTGCTCTTTTGCAGACACTTCAACTGCGGCTGGGTTCACATCAAGCGGCTTGTCACCGATTGCGTCAAGCAACTGACCACGGAACGCATCAACGCCCAAGCCTGCTGCGATTGCTTTCTCACCGAGGTCACGCTTGTTGTGGCGCGAAGCAAGGGCGAGGATTTCGGCATCATTCTTGCGGGCGGCGCGAACAGCTTCAGCTTTTGCCGCCTCAAGGTCGATGTCCTTTTTGACTTCTTCAGTCATGGGATCACTCCTTTGAGTAGTGGTTTCAGGGTTAGCTGGAACTGACCGCCCCACACCCACCTGACTTGACTGGTCAGCTGGGATAGAAACAATCGAGACTTCCATTGGCGTGGTGGCAACACGATAATAGTTGTCAGGGTCACCCTCACGCTTAATGCGGCCATCAATACGATAGCCCACGGAAATGTTCTGGCGTATTCCATCCAGAACGTCATTGAACACTTCAGAAGCCAGCGCACCTTTTCCAAAGCGCACTTTAGCCCGCAGACGGCGGGTTTCTTCGTCCAGTTCAACACTCTCCACGATGCCAATCTGCTTGGTCATGTCGTGGTCTAGCAACAATGGCGCGCGGCCACTGTTGAGAAACTCTAGGTTCATGCTTTGGCGGGAATGGTCGATCACTTCCATGCCAAATTCACGCTCCACAGGTTCTTCTGTGGATACGCCAACCATGACACGGCGACCTTCTTCGTCAATGGACTTGTTGTCCATGTGAACGGCGCGGCGCTCCATGTCTTGACGCGAATAACGCTCCTGTTGCATCACCTCTTCTTCTGCCTCGCTGTGGTCAGCGTTCTTGGCAAAGGTGACAATATACTCATCTTCAGTTTCTTCGATAGAAACGATGTGACGAATTTCCATAGTGCGGCCCTCTATCTTTTCAGGTGCGACTGTATCATTTTCTGCACCTTCTGCGCTAGTGCCTTCGCGCTCACCGATAGCTTCTTCGAACTTAATCGGCTCAAAATCATGCTCATCAAGCCATTCGAGGGCTTCACCAGCCGTAAAACGATCTGCATCAAAGCGAATGCTTTGGATTTCGCTTTCACCTTCCTTGATGCCATAAATGAAATCAATACCAGTGCCGCCAGCATCCGCATCACGCCTAAATTCGTCAAATTGATCTGGCTCAACAAGTCGCGCAGCGTGTTCATTCGGATAAGGTCTTTGC